TCATCCGGGCCGTACTGGCCAGGATATCTTACAGAAACGATAAACGCGATCGCCATGTATAGCCTGCTGCTTCATATAGGTATCTGCTGCCTCCTGGGTTTCATTTGGGCCTGGATAATGGAACACACAGACCTGCTGGACGGTGTGGACAGATACGAGTAAAGACATTCAAATTTTGGGGTTAATAAATAATACCATGTTTAACCCGGTGCTGATCCCAGCACTGGGGAAATTTAAAGAACGCGAGATGATACCGGATTGCCAAACATGCAAAGTGCCAATGACGCTAAAAGAGCGGGTGATGAGTAACAAACCATACCGTATACGCCGATTCGAGTGTAAGGTATGCGGCAATCAGGAGACAATTTTTGGTACCGGTAACCGGGATTTATTAACCGATCCAGAAGCAGCCATAAAGGCCGTGCAGCGCGGATTCAAACAGGAAGAGGACAACAACGATTTTTTAACCTTTCAACTTTAGCCATGTATCTCCATGCAGACATATACATACGGTGTGCCCATGTGCGGGATTACGGCTGCGATATCTTTTACGTCAACGGCCGGCAGGACCTGGCCTTTGTTCAGCCCTTTTGCTCGGAGGATATAAAGAAAGCCCTTTTTGATATGGGTTATATCCAGGACTATAACGAGACGCAGGTAAGAGAAGATATCCCGGTTCTTGTTTTTGATGTCGCGGACTATATGTGGATGGATTTCAATTATTATTTACAGCAGAACCTGGATCGTGATATGGCGAAGGCATTAATTCTTCGTTGCCTCAATGATCAGGAATGCCCTAAAGCCTAAACCTATGGCAGACGTACAAGCAATACTTTCAGCGCCATCGTACAACGATCTGAACAAATTTGAATGGCTGGTGATGATCACCAATATAACAGACCACTGCCGGGTAGATCCTGCTCGATATGAGCAGCTGAGAGGAATGGTAAAAAGCTGGAATGACAATCCTCCAGCAAACATGCCGGTATATGATTTTCAAAATACGGTAGAACAGGAAGGACAAAGATTTTAGATAAATGGATTGTTCACGAATTCCCCGGGTTTGTATCCACATACCCGGGCCCTTTCAAAAATCATCGATATGGAAACGCAAGTAAAGAGAACACCATACAGTATTGAGAATTTCGTCGGAAGGCGATTCAAATTCAAACATGATGTTTTGTTTATAGAGCGTTGGGCCACTTCCCAAGACCGATACTTTATAAATATCGGAGAGCCAACACACGGGAGTGCAATGGTTGATAGTATAACAAGACTCGGTATTCATTGGCACGCTTGGTTATTAGACAAGAGGGTTACAGGTTTTATATCGTTCAAAGCCATACAAGATGGCCTTATAGAAGAGAAAATTTCATAGGTATAGGGATAAATAGGACAGCCGGTGCTGTTCCCAGCGCTGGCACACTTTGATAGTTCTTTGAATAAAAATATTGCGGGCATGAAGCATAGGTCTGTGAGGATATGTTCTGCCGATGATCAGGCGCCGAAGGCGAATTGCCCGCTACTTTGTTACAAAAGGGTTTATAACACGATGATACCCCGGCCTTTTCTTGGGCCAGGCCTTTAAAGACATTGTGTTGCCGGCAGCTGGAGACAGCTTAGGAGCAGCAGGAGGCTCATAACCGCACCGCTGCTCCGCCCACCGGCACATATTGAAAAAGTGATTGGAACAGCCGCCCCGGTACCCAGCAGTGGTGCAGACAGGATAAAGCCGGGGCAAAATGAACAGGTGATGGAATGTGTGGATAACAGGTAACAGATGGATGATTCGCGGTGATCCCGGAAACTAACACACGTGCAGGTTCGAATCCTGCCCTGTCCACACAGCGGGGGTTTATGTGTACCCATACAAGCGGTGAACCGCGTGAGTAAGCGGTAAATACAGGAAGGCCAACACGCGGGTGATCCTGCTGAAGAATGAAAACGCTAAGACAAAAACACGTAAAGAGCCGGTGGCGTGCCGGCAACTGAACAGGTGGCGGAATGGCATACGCGCTCCTATCATGTTGGGGGTGGATATCAGCTGATTCATGGCTATCATACGCGGAGATAGTTGCACTTATTCGTGCAGGTTCGAATCCTGCCCTGTTCACGCATAACCAGTCTTGTTGAAGACAGTAAACCCGGATTAGTGGCTTGTCAGCGGTCAATGCCGGTACCGCTATTGTGAGAGATAAGCCAGGTTGTAAATGTACTGGATGAAGAGATACAGAATGCCGGTTGATCCGGAAGAAACGGAAGGTTGCGCCCTGGTGGGTGTTGCTGACTAAGTAAACAAAAATTTGAGGCGATATGGCCGGCAGGTGTAAGTGCTCTAAAGGTGGCCGGCCATATCTTTTAAACTGCGGGGTAGTGTAATGGTAGCACATGGGCCTCATTAGCCCGGAGTCCGGTTCGATCCCGGCAACCGCAACAAATGAAACAGGATACTGCAATATTGATCGCTGATGTTTTTTCCTTGTTTCACCGTAATAAGAAGCCTATCAAGTATGGCGGCAAGGGTGAACGGGTAACTATAATATCTAAGCATGGCCACGTACTGATCGTGGAGGGGCTTGCAGGAACCCTGTTTCCAGTGAAAGTATCTGATCTGTTAATGCAATGAGTCTATTAGTACAGCTTCTTTTTGAATTTCCAACAGGATCCACCAAAAATGTGGAAAGGTTATCAGGGCAGAACGGGAGACTATACCGGTACCTGGCCAGCGGCAAAACCATCCACTGTTTTCATCCGGCCATGCAGGAGCTGCGCATCGGGTACCTAAATAGCCGGATATCTGACCTGCGTAATAAATACCAGGTAGATATAGATGACCGGACAATCGTTGTGCCGGATACGTTTGGTGAACTCACTGATGTAAAAGAGTACAGTATTAAACCTTTATAAGCAATGCAAAAATTTATTATATCGTCAAAGACGCTGAAATCTGCCCTGGACAAGCTAGGGCAGGCCGTAAACAGTAAATCGGTTGTACCGGCTTTATCAAATATCCTCTGTAAGGCCGGTGCCGGGGAAGTAATCTTTTCTACATCCGACCTGGAGCTGTCCATACAGTACCGCTGCGAATGCGAGGTGTTGGGTGATCCGTTCGATATGCTTATTCCCTATGCATTCATTAAGCAGGTTGTCGGCCTTTCAAAGCATGCCCCGATTGAGGTGGTCCTGAGTGATGGGAGGGCGAAGATCACCGGCAGCGCGGGCGATATTTACGAGCTGAACGCATTGACACCGGTAAGTGATTTTCCGAACATTCCGGCCCTGCCTAAAAAGAATTCCATCGTAATGGATGATGTAACCATCAGCTGGTTACACCGGGCCCTGCTCACCGTCAGCGTCGATGACGCCCGCCCGCAAATGACAAAGGTATGTCTTGATATGTCAGGAGATTCCATGACAATGGCCAGTACGGACGCGCAGTCCATGTTCACCCATACATTTCCTATACAGTCAAAGTCGGCTGACCAGCTGCTGATATCACATAAGATCGCCAAGGCCCTGGAAGGTTTTGAATCGGCTGAGGTATACTGGAACAACAAGCATATCGGCTTTCATAGCGAGAACATTACGGTGATCGCTACCAGGCAGGAGGATAAATACCCCAACTATAAGGGTGTAATACCCGACTATACGGCGAACCTTACTCTGCAGCGTAGTGACCTGGTTGATGCTCTGCAGCGTTGCTGCCTTAGTAGTTCCTCAAACAAGTCTACAGTTGTTCACCTGAAGGAACAAGATGGTCTCATCCGGTTTGTTTCAGATGACCCGGATTATAGCAGAAAGATCCAGGTTGAAATTACCGGCAGCTATACCGGGCCTGTGGAAAAATTTGCAATCAATGCACAGAAGCTCCTAACAATAATGAGGCAGATAGACTATGACCAGGTGAGCCTACATATCCATAATGCGACAAAAGCCATCTTGATTTCTTCTGAAAGCGATGCTGGTTACCTGGGCCTTCTTATGCCTATTTCCTTTAACTAATAAATTTTCACATGGAATTTTTCAAACAACTCTTTGAGCTACCGGATGACCTGGACGTATCGATCCGGATTAAGCGCAAAAATGACCGGTTGACCATTAACGTACTTCCATACCCTGGTACAGCTGGCATTGCATCGATAAATATTACCGGTACGCCTGATGAACTGGACTCTGGCTTCTTTGATGTAATTAAGGGCCCGGTGACAGAGGCAGGCCTGCAGGTGCAGGTCATTGAATCAACAAAGAATACCAGCGCCGAAAAACCGGCTAAGAAGGCCGAAAAGAAGGATGGCAAAAAGGCAGACAAACAGGACGATGGCGGCACCGATGAGCAGGAAGAGGAAGTAAAGGAACCAACTTTATTTGACTAACAATGACAGAGCAGCAGCCCAAACGTATGAAGCCATTAACGGCGAAGCAGGCCCAGGTGATGAAGATTATCCGTGCAGGCGGGTTACTTTATCTGAACCCTACCTGCCAAAAAAAGTACCGCCTGCTGGATCGCGATATGAATCCCGTCATACTTATTCAGCAGCGCACCTTCCAAGCGCTGGCAAACAGCGGTCGGATCGTGCGCGGACAAAATACTACCTGGATTCGTAAACCATTAAAATCAAAGAAATATGGAGTTACAAAAGTATGACGCGGAAAATACCGTCTCGGTCAGGAAGGGTAATCCTACCGTTTCCTTTAATAAAGGTGGGACCATAAGTATCAGTGGTGAGGCCTGCAAGGTGATCGGCCTTGCACCAGGGGATAAAGTTTCCCTGTTCCAGGATAAGAAGAGCCCGGAGGACTGGTACATTCAGAAGGATAAAGCCGGCTTTGTATTGAGAAGCAGCGCTACCGGTGGAAAGGGGTGTGCTTTTAATAGTTCCGCGATCTCCAACAAAGTGCTGGAGAGCATCAAATGGCAGGAAGACAAGGCTGCCGTTTGCCGCATGGGCGTTACGCCTGTAGTTCACGATAAAATGAAGCTGTACCCGGTGATCACTGCTTCATCTAAGAAAAGAGATTTTTAACCATTAGCATCAATTATTCATGGCATTAGAAGTAACAAACCTGAAACGGGCATTCACCTTTAAAAAGGATGGCAAGCAGACACCGCTGCCGGATCCCAATCCGGATTTTACAGTAACGGAAGTGCTTCAGTTCTATTCACCCCAGCACCCTGAGCTAACTACATCCACAGTAGATGGGCCAAAGGTAGAGGGTGACCGGGCCGTATATGAGTTTAAAACCACTGTAGGCACCAAAGGATGAAAAAAGACTTTAAGAAATCATGCCGGCGAAAACTAAAAATAAACGATCTGCACGCGGTACTCGGAAAAGTCCTGCACCAGGAAAAAAGAGACAAGCAGCTGCACGCCAACCAGGACAGGGAAGTGAGGCAACTACCGGCATCCTTGCAGATTCCTTTTTTACACTGAAGGTAAAAGCTAAGCCGGGTACTGAGGTCTTTTTCAACAGAGAGGGTATAGCTGAGGGGGAGGGTGTGATCGAGGATCTATACGGTGATCTGTGGGCTGCCTACCGCAACGCACATCGGCTAGTCAAAGGGGAAGAGCTTACAGTAAACCCTGCCCTTTGTTATCCGGGCCTGCACCTTGCCCTGGAGTATATACTAAAGAGCTTTAAAAAGCTGTTGCCGGTAGGGTTTCAGTACAACATAGATTTCGACTATCCGCATGGACACTATTTCACACTGTTTAAGTGCTGTGAATGGCACTACGGATGGAACAGGTTTCCGATACGGTATGTAGTTACAAAGCTGAACCGTGAATGCCCTAAGCTGCATGATCTCTTCTTGTGTTTTATAAGGGCCTTTTGCAAAATAACCGGGGTAGATCTGTGGGCTCATGGTATGATGAGTGGTACGCTCGAAATGCTGGAAGATAGCTTTAGCCAAACCAGAGGAGAATTAACAAAGGACGAAGCCGTGGACATGGCTGCAGACATCCGGAATTATAAACGAGGCGAAGCATTTAAGTATGCCAGGTTGATCGGACAGGCTGATCTGATGGAGCCCGAGGAGATCATTAAGCGGGTGAAACGGTTTAAGAAGGCTGAACCGATCGTGAACCTGATTCACCAGGGATGCGCTCTGCTACTGCCGCGTTACAGCCTATATGACTACACCTATCAGACCCTGGCTGAAGAGGAAAACCCTGGATGGTACCTGGATCTGGATTGCCAATGCAATATCATATGGGATGACGGCGATTCGCTTACACATGATCATGAGTATTCATTGGATGCTTACGCCCAGGAAGGGATTCAGGAGCCCGTGTGCAGCTTTAAGCTCACCGCTGAAACGGGTCAGCTGGATTTTGACGCCCTGCAGCGGCAATTTTCCTGGCCCCTGGAACTGTATCAATTTTTTAACCGTGCAAACGAGCTAATAGAGGAGTATATACTATGAACGAAAGGACGGAAGCGCTTTTAAAGAAATACAAGCCGGTTATTGCCCTCATGGTTTATAACGGTGATCGCAATGACTACTACCTGGAGAGCCATGAAATAAATGATAAGGGCCAGGTCCTGGAGGGCAAACCCTTGAAGCAGGAAACGCTGGATGGTATAGTCGATACCTTTTTCGACGAACGCCAAAACCGGGTACAGATCGGCGGCCTCATACCTGATAACCTGCTTCGTTTTGAGGTCTTACCGGGCGGTAAATATAATATGTCCTGGTATCGGCCAGCGGAGCAGCGCCACCTATACTTTAAGGAAGGACTGCATATTCCTTCCGGCCAGGCCTGGGTACCAGCGATGGTGTATTGTGTCAACGGCAACACGCTTTTTGTCTATGCGCTCCGTGAATCTGTGCGCCCTACAGACAGCACCAAGCTATACCAGGCGCCATTCCACAACGTCAGCAGCAGCGGCTCTGTTTGCCTGGGCAACGCCAAGGTTAAAAAGCCAGAAAAGAATACCTACATCAACATCATGAAGTATTGGGAGGATCTGTTTTGGCTGAGTGAGTTCACACACCTGGCCGGCGCCAGTAATCCGACAATGAGTAATCTTAATATCATTTGGAACAGGATGGTAACAGAGCAGATCAGCGAGTTTCCCGTGAAGGAGCTGGTTGCTTACGATAAGCACACTTTAAACGACCTGCTATGATTGTCCACTATACTGACGCTTATCTACTCAATCCGCAGCATAAGATCACCGTTGACCTGGTGGGCCTGGGTGGCACTGGTTCGCAGGTGCTTACCTCCCTGGCAAGGGTAAACGAGGCGTTGATTGCTTACGGCCACACGGGCCTGCATGTCCGCTGCTGGGATGCTGATACGGTGTCACCTGCCAACATTGGCCGGCAACTTTTTTCGCCGGCTGACATTGGACAGAACAAAGCCGTTGTACTGGCCACCCGTGTGAACCGGTTCTTTGGTTACAGCTGGGAGGGCAATCCGGAGATGTATAGCGCTCAGGAGACTGGTAACATTACCATAACCTGCATAGATACTGCAGCTGGCCGTATAGAGATTGCTAAAGCTATGCAGAATACCGGTAAGCATATACGGTATAGCGAGCCGCACCAGCGCCTTATATACTGGCTGGACATGGGTAACCTGCAGAAAACCGGCCAGGCTATACTGGGAACGGTTGGGCCGATAAAACAGCCGGTATCAGAGCATGTAACTTGTGGTAATCTACCCACCGTTGTACAAAAATTTCCTGAGCTGAAGAAAATAAAGGAGAAAGACCAGGGCCCCAGCTGCTCCCTTGCTGAGGCTATCAATAAGCAGGATCTGTTTATTAACAGCATCCTGGCCAACTTCGGAGCTAACCTTATCTGGAAGCTGTTCCGTGAGGGCATGATCCGGCATCATGGGTGTTATGTGAACCTGGATAATTGTGTTGTAAATCCCCTTCCTATAGTGAAGGCTAAACGATAGGCTTTGAATTACATAGAACTACTGAATCATTATTGGTCATTGAGAGAACAGGGCATTTTAGACAGGAACGCTGGGGATTTGTATTTATACCTTATTCATAAATCAAATACCCTCGGATGGAAGAATCCCTTTAATCAATCCAACGCGCTTATTTGTGGGTTTCTGGGCATCAATGAAAAAACGCTCATCGCAAATCGGAACAAAATCAAGCAGGAGGGTTTAGTAGACTTTGTAAGCGGAAAGAAAGGAACAAACACAGAGTATAGGTTATTGCCTGTAAGAAAGGGTAGTCATAATTACAGGGAAAACAACAGGGAAACGGGAAACACTGGTCAAAATTACAGCCATAGTAACAGTGAAATCGGCAGCCAAAAGGGTAGTGAAAATGACAGCCTTGATGGTGAAAAAAGTGCAGACAACAATAAACATAAACTAAACGAAACAAAACAGGATGATGATGAAGATCCCGCCGTCACCGGTCCGGTTCCTGATCCAGGTACAAACCCTGGATCCAGTACCCCGCCCCCCGGTCCCGCGCCGCCCCCCTCCCCGTACCTGTTGAAGGACGTGGAACAGCTAAAGACGGAGTGTATTCAGGACCGATATTTCTACGAGCCGATTTGCATGCGGATGCACCTTGATCTTACCCAGCTATCTGGATGGCTGGACGCCTTCAACAGGGAGCTCCAGTTTAAGGAGGAGTTAAAGAAGCTGCCAAAGGACTACAGGACACATTTTTCAAATTGGCTAAAGTATAGGGATTTGACGATGGATCCTGATAAATATTCACCAGTACCAGTACCAAAGAATGATGACAAACGAAATAGTGATACAGGAGACGGAAAGCAATCAGCTGCAGGTAAGCAGTCAGCCGGCCGTTCCTTCCTTGCCGGTAGACTTCATAAAAAAGTCGATCAACTTTAACGGCGTTGAGCAAGCGTCTTACATGGCTAAACACCGGGCCCCGGCGTTCAGCCAGTTGGATACAAGCGATAGAAGCGTTTTTGTTACCGCCATATTATACCGCGTGTCCGTTATAACCGGCTGCCCTATGCCCTCAGCTACTGAGGATGACGATACAGAGCTTAGTGTATTGGAAGGGGAATTGATACTGCTCTTCAGCGAAAACGTTGCTTACTCTTCTTTGAATCTGGAAGAGGTAGCCCTGGCTTTCCGTATGAACGCTACGGAGGAGGCTGGAGAGAGCGTAAAGCATTGGCACCAGGTTTTTAACATAGAGTACTTATCTAAGGTTTTACGCCGGTACCTGGACATCCGGTGCAGGCTGGAAGCTAAAGTGGAGATAGAGGAACAGAAGCTGCTTCCCCCGCCACCCGCCCCAACACCTGAGAAGGACGATCAGTATACGAAGGAGATCATTCAGTACCACTATGAATGCTTTCTTCAGCAATGCCTGTCAATGGATTTCATAATGGATTATGAATATGATATGCTGGATAAAAAGCTCGGTCTTATTCAATTATCCAAGGCTGATAAGGATACCCTAATGGGTATAGGCAAGGAACGCCGCCTGGCAAATCTGCGTGGCCGGGCCAAAAGCAAGAGCGATTTTTCCAGCATAGCACAGCTGGCCGCTGATTTTGCAAATAACGTGGCACCGGTATCTGAAAAGGATGCAATCGTACGGGAAGCAAAGCGCCTGGCTGTATGGGATTTCTTCCAGGATTTGAAAGACCTGGGTATAACTAATGTTTTTGACGTAAAAAATTTTGACAGATGATAAAAATGCAAGTGATCGGCCACCTGGGCCATGATGCCAGGGTAAAAGTAACGGACGCGGGCAGCGTTGCCAATTTCGGAGTAGCGCATACTGAAAGGTACAAGGACGGTTTAGGGGTTTTTAAGGAGCGTACAACATGGGTTGATTGCTCATTATGGGACCGCGAAGCGCTGCATCCCTACCTGAAAACGGGCCAGCTGGTATTTCTGGAAGGTTATCCCGGCGCCAATGTATACGAAAAGGATGGAAAGGCGACTGGTAAGTTGAAGCTGACGGTTTTTAACATTCAGCTGCTGGCCCGCCCAAGGAACAGCACCGCCTCTACACCTGCCGCAGCCGGACCAGGTACCACCGAACAGCAATCCACATCCGTCTACAGTGGTGATGATCCTACTGACGATTTACCTTTTTAGTATATGGGAAAACGTTGGACAGTAAAGGACGTAGAGCGGCTGCAGGGCATGGGGTATGTGATCACATCTGTAGATCACCCTGGCGCCGGGCAGCAGGATCTCCCTAAGAAGGAATGCAAGCAAGTACAGTGGATGTGGAAGCAGCTGGGCTGGTGGTGCAAGGCTGCCGACATTCAGGTAGAACGTGAATACCGATTTCATAGTAAGCGGCGTTGGCGGCTTGATTTCGCCCTTCCGGCTTATAAGATAGGTATCGAGTACGAGGGCATTTTTTCCGATAAGAGCCGGCATACTACAGCCACTGGATATACCGGAGATACGGAAAAATATAACGCTGCCCAGGCTGCAGGCTGGAAGGTGCTTAGGTTTACCGCTATGAATTATGAAACTTTTTTAACTGAACTTAAAAACACTATCGATGGAACAAAATCAGATGACGATCAGCAAAACATCAGTTGAGCTATACCGTGTGAGGCATTCTAGCGGCATGTATTGGGCTGATATAACTGTTGATTCTAACGAAAAGGCGGGCCGCATTCAAATTGCTTCGGATTTCGGAAGCTGGCAGAACTTTTGGGGAGCTTGCGGCCGTTCATTCAAAGAATTTCTTACCGGCCTGAATATGGAGTATGCTGCCGGTAAATTTGGTGCTGACAAGCATTTCGATTGTGAAGGAACGCTTAATTCTTTCAGGCACTCTATTAAAGAAAGCCAGGATGCTGGATATCTTAAAAAGAAGGATGCTGATAAGTTAGAAATCGAGATCGCTTCCTTGGCTGATTATTCTCATGAACAGGAATTTATCTGTGAACTGAAACAGCTGGATGGGTTAATGCGATATTTTGAAGGCGGCCCGCCTATCTGCCGCACCGTTACCCCTGGTTTCAAAAGATTTTGGGATAACCTATGGCCTGTGTTTATCCAGCAGCTTAAGCAGGAAGCCGACTATTGTGAGGAGTGCAAACTACCGTATAGCAGTGATTTCAAGATCACCGGCAATTTTCCCCGTCCAACAGATGCAGACCTGCAATCGCCACTATATAATGCTTTGTTTAACGTTGTGAAGGGCTGGAAGGGCATCCGGGTGCCAGGTGTATATACCGGTACCTTCGATGGAGACGGTAAGCATGCAAAGATTCTGTTTGATTCGATTTTCCATCTGAGCGTTCCGTTACCTCCGCCTGGAAGCATTGAGCGGGCACGCATGCTGTCGAAAAATATGCCATATACAGCTGATCCACTGATACCAGGATCCAGTGCAGGATAGAAAGGGGAGAAATCCTGTTTAAAATACCGGGAAAATCCTCGGGCCGTCCGGGAAAAAACCGTTACAACCATTACTGACATTCGTTATTCACCAAATTCATGTTATATGTCTCAAAATGAAAAGTTGACCTACGATGAAAATCTGCATCAGAAAGCCGAAGCCCTTTTGAAAAAGAAATTTGGCCCGGCCTGGGATCACTTGGACGAAGGAGAAAAGAAGGAAGAGATTGAGCAGACTTTGCCCCTTGCTGAGCTTTCCCTGAAATGGGCTGAAGAAACAGCCAGGGCCGTGGCTGGGCCTAATTTCAGCAAATCGATGGTTGATGCCATGCTGGAAGAACTTGGCGTAATACGCCCTATTAACTAAAAAATATCTTTCTAATGAAGAAGACACTTATTCTTATTATCATCTTGTTTCCTGCCATTTGTATGGCTCAGCGCCCCAGCTCCGGTTTCTCCATTACTGCAGGCAGTGACTTTAAAGACATGCTGAGCCATTTAGGCATGGAATACGGCTATTACAGTGCATCACGGGCCCATTCACTGGTTGTTACTCTTGAGGCAGATCATATTGATAACGCTTATTTACCAAAGTACGGCAGGCCTGATATGGTAACCCCTGATATAACAACGGGCCGGCCGTCTGAGGCTGTAGGTATTAAATACGTTGGCCGGCTGTTTAGGCTGGGCCAGTTAAGCACGGGAGGCGTTGCTCATCCCTGGTATTCAATGAGCCTTAACCGTGTATCTGCTGACTTTGGCGTCCGGCTTTGGGCTACCCATAAAGGTGATAACATTGGCGCTGAGCTGGTTCATGATCCCTTCGCCGGTAGGTACACGTTGAGGCTTGTTTTTACTGCAATATTTACAAAATAGGCCAGCGATGAATGAATTCGATTTAAACGCTCAATGGCGCCATTATCTAAAGCGTATGGGCCTGACTGAAGAGCGGATGCATCCCGTACAACTGCAGGAAACGAAGCGGGCTTTTATGGCAGCTTGTGGGCAGATCCTGCTGTTATTCAACATAGATTTATCTGCTCTTCCTGATGAGCAGGCGATGGAAGCAATTCACAGCATGATTAAACAGGCGGAGGCCTATTGGCTCTCTGAGATTAGTAAACAAAATTGAATTATAAAACAGATATAATGACAACCGAACAGGTAGAAATCTTACGTAAAACAGGCTTAACAGAAAAAGAGGCGGAGCTGATCAGCATGGCTGCTGATTTGTGGAATAAGTATATGCAGCTCCCTATAACCCATCCAATGGAACGCAGTGAGTTTGCGAGTAAAATACATGAAATTCAGGATCACATTGCCGCACGTCATGTTTTCGTTGAGCTCAACGCCCATTACTCTGGTTTAAACGAATGCGACACACCATCAGCCTTCCCCATAAAACCAATACCGCCTCCGGACCGGAAGATTAAGGAAGGAGAGGATTTTCCCAATATTGCGTTTGCCGGCGTTGTCCTTGCACTTTGTGGCTGCCTGATGGCCGTTTGCAAAATATGGGGCTGGGGCTGGATATTGACGTTTGCCGTTGTGTGTTTCTACATTGATAAGGAAAGTAAACAGTAAAAGATTATACATGATTTGGGTATCTGTAAAAGACGCTATACGCAATATAGACCGTGCAAAAGAAGAGCTTGGGGAGCGCCAGTTTAACCAGGCGCTCTCCCGCGCCCTGAATGAGTCGATCATGCAGGCACGTACTGAGGCAAGATCGGCCGTTAAGGCCATATATAATATACCTCAGCGGTATATGGCAAGGATAAACGTAAATCGGGCCACATCTCTTTCCTTGGTGGCGAAGCTGTATGCTAGTACCCTACCAATCCCAATGGATGCTTTTGCTCCCCGGTTTCAGCAGGCAGGGAAAGCCCTTACTGTTACTAAGCGCGGTGAGCAGCGATCCAGGTTGCTTAAAAGAGCCAGGCCAGGGGTAACAGGTGTTAGTATAGAGGTAATAAAAGGCAGGAGGGAGGTAGTACCATATGCCTTTATGATCGAAGGAGGAAAACCCAGGGTATTTGCCAGGGGAGAATACCGTTCAGGCTCAGGCTTTGGTTTTGTACGTAGGAATAAAAGGGTGAATAAAGAGGGATCAGATATTCCTATTAAGCCGCTTCTTTCTGTCACCGTGCATGCAGCGGTAATAAATAAGACTGCATTAAAGAAGGTTGAGGTACGCATAAACAGCGTATTTCCTGCTTCCGTGGTACGCAATATATCGTTTTTAAGGGGGGTATAGGTCATTATGGTACCGGACCCCGGGGGGCCTTCGGGTCCTCCCAAATCCTTTACAGATGCGGCTACCCGGAGCCGCAAAAAATCGCTAGTTACAGAAAAATTGTAAGTACGCAAGTACGCATTTAGTACGCATGGAGAAAATAGTATCAGTTAGGGCATTTGCAAAACAGATCGGCGTTTCGGAGGGTGCAGTACGAAAGGCAATAAAGAATTGGAGTTTTACCGTAGGCGTTCAGGAAGACGGCAAAATTAATTCTGAGGCAGCGATGGCCGATGCCTGGGTAAAAAAGCAGCAGGTGGTTAAACCTAAAGCTGGAGTGAGCCGGGTAAAGGTTATTGAGAAGCTGGCAAACCAAGCAACTGCTGAAGATAGGGATCCGGCAGGTGATCAGCTGGCGGATGAATTCGATCAGGTTGATTTTGAGGATGAGGAGGCAGTACGCAATATTAAGGTAAATGCTACCATGACGGCAGCCGAGGCGATGCGGCGCCGTGAGATAATCGCCCTGGCGCTGGATAAAAAGAAGTTACAGGAGATGGAACGGATCCTGGTCAGGCGTGATGCGGTGGAAAAATCCCTATACCTGCTGGGTAGTGAGTTAAAAAAGGCGTTGCTCGACATTCCTGCCCGCTGCGCCCGGGATATCATGGCGGCATCTACCGAGGTGGAAGCAATAAAGATCCTCACTGAGGAAATTAATCAGGTGCTCGGCACCTACGGGAATTTAAAGGAAAACACACTATGACGGCTGAGGGTACAGATATAGATTTTTCATTGGTTGCTGGTTTTCAGCGTGGAATTATGCCGGATCCGCTTATGACCGTTACCGAGTGGGCGGATACCTACCGCATGCTGCCGGATACATCCGCCCTCCCGGGGAAATTCAAGTCATCGTTTACTCCCTATGTGGTGGAGATCATGGATAGATTATCCGTTCATGATCCGGCACAGGAAGTGGTTTTTATGAAATCTTCCCAGGTAGGCGGGACGGAAATAGGTAATAACTGGCTGGGGTACGTTATAGACAAAGCGCCGGCGCCCATGCTGTATGTTATGCCTACAGCCGAGATGATGACGGATACGAGTAAAAGCCGCATCGAGAAAATGATCGAAAGCACACCAGTCCTTTCAGATAAAATCAGCCTGAAGAAATCCAGGGACAAGTCAAATACATTGCTGCACAAATCTTTCCAGGGAGGATTTGTAAAAATGGTGGGAGCTAATTCTCCGGTAGGCCTTGCCTCCACCGCTGTTAGGTATGTTTACATGGACGAGATTGACCGGTATCCGCTCAGTGTTGGCGGGGAGGGATCAGCTGAAGGCCTGGCTAAAACGCGTACAATCACGTTCGGCGCTCGAAAAAAAATCTTGCTTACCAGTACGCCTACTATGAAGGGTACCAGTGCTATTGATGCCCGTTTCCAAACCACCGGCCAGCGTTATTACCACGTTCCCTGCCCACATTGCAACGAGTACCAGGCGCTGCACATAGACCAGCTTAGATGTGAGCCGGGAAAGTATGTTGATGTGAAATACGAGTGTATTGGCTGCGGGAAGCTTATAGACGAGCGGTTTAAAGCGCGGATGTTACGGGATGGCAAATGGATTGCCAAGTATCCTGAGCGGGAGGACGGATTAGTATACGGCTACTTTATCAATTCTCTTTATTCTCCTGCCAGTTGGTATCCCTGGGCACAGCTGGTAAAGGAGCGTGACGAAGCTCAAAACGATCTTCCAAAGAAGATAGTATTTACTAACACTAAGCTGGGAGAGCCATATGAGGAGGAGGGCGGGCAAAAGCCGGATTGGGAAGTTATTTACGATCGGGCAGAGGCTTATCAGCAGGGCCGTGCGTTTTCTTCTGTTGTATTTATTACAGCTGGTGTTGACGTGCAGGCGGATCGACTGGAAGTTGAGGTTGTTGGATGGATGAAAGGCAAGCGATCTCAGAGTATTGAATACTTGGAGATCATAGGTGATACGTCCCAGGATGAAGTATGGGAAGATCTGGCAAAGATTCTTACAAAGACCTGGATACGGGAAGGGGACAACGCTATTATGCCACTACGTCAAATGGCGCTGGATACTGGCTATAACACCCATATTTGTTATCAATTCGCTCAAAAACATGGTGTATCTCGGGTAATCCCGGTAAAGGGTCGGGAGGAACTGGATGCTTTCTTTACAGCGCCTAAAACGGTTGATATAGTCAAAGACGGACAGAAGATAGGGAAGGTAAAGCTATGGAGTATCGGCGTTAGCATGTTGAAAACTGAGTTTTACGGATTCCTGAAGAAGCGCATTAACCCGGAAACGGGAGAGGTACCGGAGGGGTACTGCCATTTCCCTAAGCGTGAGCCGACATACTTCCGGGGGCTTACGGCTGAGGAGGTTATCCAAGTTACCAACAAGCGAGGTTATGAGGAGTATGCCTGGGTAAAGAAGTATAAGCGGAACGAACCGCTGGACTGTAGGGTGTATGCCCGGGTGGCGGCCGCTGTTGTGGGAATGGACCGGTGGTCCGCTGATAGATGGGACCGCGAGGCCGGCAACTATGAGGTACAACAGGATCAGCCTGGTCCTGCTTCGCCCGCGCCAAAAGTAAAACCTAAACGTAAATCAGATTTTTGGAAATAGCCAATGGATAAGAAAAAGGACATTGAACAGCTTTATTTTGATTTTCCTGCAGCATCCGCAAACAGCACGGAGCCGGCAAAGGTAAACCCGATTTCTCCTGCGGACAGAGAGCTTATTGAGTTCGTGATCTCGGCGGCATGCCAGTACTTTGAGGTTGACCGGCAACAGCTGATCAGCGAGTACAGGATGGCCAATGCCCGGCACCTCTGTTATTACATTATTATCAGCTCGACTACTGGTGTATATGACTATGATATAGGTAATTACTTTAACAGGAAGCGGACGGCTGTTCAGTATGGTATTGGTTTGATATCCTCTCATAAAAATATCTATAGGCAAACATTAGGCAACCTTAACGGAATCATAGAAATTGCCAATAATTTAGAGAAAAAATACGAATGGCATATACCATTGATGACTACAACGCACTAAAAGCCGCCATTGCACAGGGTGCGTCAAAAGTAAAGTTTGCAGATAAAGAGACAGAGTTCCGCACCTTGGCTGAAATGCGCGACATAAAAAGAGAAATGGAGATAGAACTGGGCCTTGCCCAGGGCGGAATAAAAACGTCCTTCGCTAAATTTTCACGTGGATTAAACGATTGTTGATATGGGCAGGAACTTTATAGACAAAGCGGTTGAGTTCGTCTCTCCAAAACGAGCGTTGCAGAGATACCAGGCCCGCGCAGTATTGCAGGTGGTCAACAAACGGTTTGATAAAATGGTCGAGTCAGAGCAGCGGAAATATGATGGCGCTTCCAAAGGGCGGCATTACAGTGACTGGAATGATGCGGATCTTAGTGTGAACCAGGAGATACAACATGCCCTGAGCACTCTACGTAAACGGAGCCGGGACCTGTGCAGGAACAACGCCTACGCCATCAATGCTGTTCGTGCGCTTCGTAATAATGTCGTTGGTACCGGTATCGTTCCCACTCCTTCTGGCACCGGATTGGGGAAAAACCAACTAAAGGCACTTAAAGCTGCCTGGAAGAAATGGGCTGGCAAAACTATGTGCGACTACGACGATATGAACACATTCTCTGGCCTTCAGAGCCTGGTGATGCGTGTAGTTGCGGAGTCGGGCGAATGCCTCGCCAGACGTGTAAGGGCGGGGAGTGACGAGTATTTGCCGTTACGTATTCAGCTGCTGGAGGGAGATTATATAGATAGCAATCGGCATTCAGCCGGTGTGTGGAGTAAAGATAATACCATCGATTATTATGGTGTCAGGTTCGATAAGAAGGGCCGCAGATTGGGTTACTGGCTTTATAAGCAGCATCCTAACGAGTACGGTTACGAATCCGAGTTAGTATCCGCAGACGATGTGGTTCATGTATACGAGGTGGAGCGGCCTGGCCAAATACGTGGCGTTCCGCTTTCATGCGGTGTTATGTTGCGGCTGAAGGATCTGGAAGATTACGAGTTTACGGAGCGGATCCGTAACAAGGTGGCCGCTGCTTTTTCTGTTTTTGTTACTGACGGCACCGGCACTGATAATCCGAAGCCTGAAGGGGTTGACGATCTGGAACGAATAGAGCCCGGCATGATCAAAACCCTACTACCTGGCCAACATATAGAGGTAGCCACACCCCCAACGACACAAGGATTTGGTGATTTTGTGAAAGCAAATTTACGTGGCGTCGCTGCTGGTTGGGGTACTTCTTATGAAGCCCTGACCAACGACTACAGTAATGTTAACTTCAGCTCCGGCCGTATGGGATGGATAGAATTTAACCGTACTGTTGAGCACTTCCAATGGCTTATGATGATACCACGGTTCTGCGACAAAGTTTTCCCCTGGTTTGTGCAGGCGTGTCAGTTAAAGGGGGTTATTCCTTTGACAGCGGATGTTGATGCTTCCTGGACGCCCCCACGTCGCGAGATGATAGATCCGCTGAAGGAGATTCAGGCGCTGCGGGAAGGTATCCGTGCTGGGCTCTATTCCTGGCAGGATGTCGTAAGGATGTATGGCTATATTCCGGATGAATTACTGGAGGAGCTGAAGCAGGATAAGGAAATGTGGGATAAGCTGGAGCTCAAACCAACAAGCGATCCCCGTTTCGATTCCAACCGGCCAACCGATATACCTGATCAGCCGCCTGCAGATGACGGCAGCAGCGATTAGATAAAAGGGCCTCCTTCACGGAGGCCTTTTTATTTGCCTAAAGTTTGCCTAAAGGTTGCCTAAAGCTCAGTTTACTGGTAAGGTATTTTTGTCACGAAGCAAAAAACAACACGATGCCAGATATTACAAGACAGCTTCCTCCACAGACTGCCCGTGCGATGTTCCAGCCGGAGACATTCAACGCGGCAAACAATACCATAGAGGTAGTGTTTGCCACGGAAACGCCTGTACTAAGGAGCGTATGGGGTGAGAGGTTCTTTGAAGTGCTGGTTTGTGAGCCCGCATCTATACGCATGGATCGGATCAACCAGGCCGGCCCTGTTGTTGATACGCATGGTACCTGGAGCCTGGCAGATCAATTCGGCGTTGTAGAAAGGGCCTGGATAGACACTGCTAGAAGAGAATGCCGGGCTTTGATCCGTTTATCTACTACTGAAGGAGATAAAGAGATAGTAGAGAAGATAAAGACGGGTATAATCCGCAATGTTTCCGTTCAGTACCGGATATATGCGTACGAAATGATCGAAGCCCCTGAGAATGAAACGCCAACAATGCGTGTAACCGATTGGGAGCCGATGGAGATTTCATTTGTCCCGATGCCTGCCGATCATAACGCCGGTGTGCGCTCCTATTCACATGATTTCAACGAGGTTATTATTAAAAAAGCAAATAAATCCACAATGAGCGAAAACAAGAACGGCGCTGGCGCCGGCAATGAAACGCGCACAGAAACGACTCCTGCTGTGACAGGATCTGCCCCGACAACTACTGCCGGTGCAGCGCCTGCAGCTCAGGATAGTGTAGAGCAGGCGCGTAGCCAGGGTGCAGCTGAGGGCTCAGCCGCTGAGCGTACCCGCATCAAGGATATAAAGGCTGCCTGTCGTGCAGCGAAACTGGATGATGCTTTTACCGAAAAGCTCATCGACGATGGTACCCCCATCGATAAAGCCCGGCAACTCATAATCGATGAGCTCGCGCGGACAGAGACGGCGTTGCCTGCTGTTCAGGGTGCCCTGCGTGTAAACCGGGACGAAACAGATAAGCGCCGTATTGCAATTATCGACAGCTTGTGCTTACGCAGTGCGCGGATACCCGTCGATAAATTCAAACCGGAGGCTATCTCTGCCGCCCGCGAGTTCCGGTCAATGAGCCTGCTGGATATTGCTAAGGACTGTCTTACTCGTGCAGGTATTGATTTCCGGGACATGGATAAAATGGATATCGTTGGCCGGGCCTTCACCAGTTCATCCAGCGATTTCCCTGTACTTCTGGAAGGTACTACCAGAAGGATCCTGCTTAACGCCTATAGTATCCAGGCTGATACCTGGCGCCGTTGGTGCGCTGTGGGCAGCGTTCCGGATTTTCGTCAAAGCCACCGTTTGCGCCTGGGTAGCTTTAGCCGGCTGGACAAGGTTAAGGAGAACGGGGAGTTTAAGAACAAGGAAATAACCGATGCAGAAAAAGAAAGCGTATCTGCGGAATCCTGGGGCAATATCGTTAATCTCACCCGTGTGATGATTGTTAACGATGATCTTGCCGGATTTACCCGTATTGCGTCCAATTTGGGCCGTGCTGCGTCCAGAAGTGTTGAGATCGATGTGTACAAGTTGCTCGCTGAGAATCCGGTACTGAGCGATGGTAAAGCCTTGTTCCACGCAGACCATAAAAATCTTATTGCTTCCGGCTCCGCGATGAGCGTTGAATCCTTTGATCAGATGAGGGTAACAATGGCGAAGCAGATGGATAAGGATGGTAACGAATACCTTGACCTGCGTCCTGAAATCCTGCTCTGCTCAGTTGCGAATGGTGGTAACGCCAGGGTGATAAATAAGGCGGAGGTTGATCCGGATACCCCGAATAAATTACAGCGCCCGAATAAGAGCGCTGGGTTGTTCAAGGATATTGTCGACACTCCCCGCATTGAAGGCAATGAATATTATGCCTTCGCAGATCCTAACGAGGAACCCGTTATCGAGGTTAACTTTCTTGAAGGCAACCAAACGCCCCGGCTGGAAAGCCAGAAAGGATTTACCGTTGATGGCGTACAGTGGAAGGTTGGCCTTGATTATGGCGTGGATGCCATTGGCTACCGTGGTGCCGTTAAAAATCCTGGTGCATAATCTTTCCTTGGAAAACCAATTATAAAAATGGCGGACGTTAACAGCGTCCGCCACAAATAAAAACAAATGGCACAAAATTATATTCAGCCGGGAGATGTACTTGAAGTGGTAGCACCTTCCGGTGGTTATACTACCGAACAGGTAGTTAAGGTTGGTTCCATCGTAGGGATTGCATTGGGATCAGCTATCCAGGGCGCTACCTGCGAGGTGGCGTTAACTGGTGTGTGGCAGGTTACCAAAGCTACCGGTACCGCCTGGGCTATCGGTGATAAACTTTACTGGGACGCAGCTGCCAGCAACTTCACAAAAACGGCCACCAGTAATACTGCTGCCGGTTATGCTTTTGCAGATGCTGCTGCCGGCGCCACCACTGGACAAATCCTGTTAAAGCAGATTGCATAGTGAGTTGGTTTGATAGAGCCAGGCAAGTGGCAAATAAGGTGGTAACGAATGTTTATGCAGATTCGGCAATATGGGAGCCACTTGCCGGCGGCTCTTTTACGGCAGATGTGCTTTTCAGTGAGCCAACGCAGGACGAAAAGATAGGAGATCAGGACTATACAGCGTTACGGCCTCGTATTGAGTACCTGGAGGGTGTATTCACTGGATTACTGGAAAGTGTGTTATCAGGAAACGGAGAGGTGCTATCTATCAAAGGTCAACAATACACAGGAATGGGCGGTGAAAAGAAATACGATGGAAAGACAGTAATAATTTACCTGGATCCATTACCATGAACATATACGAAATACAGCAAAGTATCGTCAAGCATTTGCAGGACCAGTTTTCACTCGTAAACGTACCGTTTGATGCTGAGGACCTTCCCGAAACATCAACTGGTTATAAGAACGGCCTTGCCAGGCCGATCGCATATGTGTATTATGCCGGTGGTAAAGGAGAACCATCTGTTTCTATAAATACCCAGGCTCAGCCCCGCAAACTTCGGTTTAATGTGGATTGTCATGCACGGTTGATGTATACGGCAAATGGTTTGTACGTGTTGCGGGATTTGGTGGAGCAGGCTCTGCTGGGATTTGAACCGGTAAACTGCCATCGCTTGTATTATCTCGCAGATGATATCGGGCAAACAGAAGAGAAGATATGGGTACACGTCTTTCAATTTGAGTGTGAAACCATGTTTATTCAGAAGCCGGAAGATCGCCCTATCATGGTACCGTCATTTAAAGGACTTAATAACCAAGATTGATGAAGAATTTTAAATACATCGGCAGCCAGGCCCATAATTCTACTATCCTGGTAGACGAAGAAGGTAAAAAGACCCAAAAGGATCTCCGTCTT